GGAAAAGGTTACTTAATTGAAGCACGATCCGTTTCGGTCAGACCCCCGGGTCTGCGCACCAGGAGAGCCGAAGCCTGAACAAAAGGAACTTCGCGTTCAAAATGTTCAGCAAATCACCCCTCAGTCAGACAACGCTGAGAAATCAAACGTTGTGTCCCGTACAGCACGACCACCCGCTTTAGGGAGAGCTCTATGGAGAGCTGGTCGGGGTCAGCTTCGCAAGGAAACCCCAGATGTTTGCATGACTGTTTGTTTGGACGTACTAATTTAACATTCATTCAGTGATTTTAACAGCCTGAGGAGCAGTTGAGCCTGCTTCAGCGTGGGTCCGTGATTTACATTCACACGTGTCATGGTGGAAAGTGTGGTTTGACACTGGAAGCCCTGTTAGTAGTTGGATGCACGGGCCTGCATTGTTGCGGTGTCTTGATTGTAGCCTTGCGTAGCTGGCACATTGTCAGCCCCCAGTTGTGGTGCTTTTTTGTGTACGGTTTGGGCACTACTTTGGAGCGTTGCAAGGACGCGTTGTTACAAAACTGTTGCTGGCAGCCGTTTGGCATTACCTGATACGCCTTGCGGTGCGCTATGATTATCAGGGATCCGTCCATCACTTATGGATACACCCTCAACTGTGGTTTTGCCAGCCCGAAATGGCACTTCTGATCGTGAGGTATCGCCAGCCTTGAATGGTTCCAGCTTGCGTTTTGATGGAGGTTTCGATTTTGAATCATATGCCTCAACCAGCCATAGGGATCCCTGCAACCCCCTGAAGCCGTATGAGTGGATGGGGCTGGATCAGCGGTTCCAAGGCTGTACCATCAAGAACATGAAGGACCATGCGGCTAGCCATGTGCTTGGTAGCTGCGATGAGGGTTTCGTTGAGGAGTACAGTTTCGTGACAGACTTCAATGCTACTTACGGACAAGCTTATGTGGCTTTCGCCGAGTGGCTTGAGGACATGCCAGTTGCTGATGCCCTTGTACATGTATATTATCTCACGCGTCACTTCGGTGGCATTGAGAGGCCTGCGTGCTATGTGCGCGCAGTATGTCAGCTGTATGAGGCGGCTTTCAAACACAATGCAATTCGCAATGCTGTGAACATACGTTTGCAAATGCGTGACAGTCACTTCGCAGCCTTGTTCGGTTACATTGAGCATGTGGTGAGCACAAACGCTAACCACATTTTGCGCGAGACTTATTGGCGCGCGCCTCACTATTGGCTGCGTAACGTGCGCAAGCACATGCGTTTGCATCACAGCGCACCGGTGACGCCCGCAACGACTCCCAGCAACGATGTCATCATACCTCCTACGCTTTTTTCAGGAAGCCAGCGTATTTCATCTGCGTCTGGCGCACCCACGCCCCAGTCTGGGAGCGCCGACACCATCACAGCCAAGGCGGCGCGGCGCGACGCTCGCAAGAGGCACTTCGTGTCTATTGCTGAGGCGAAGATTCGTGCTGCGTACAAGGCTCAGTCCAAATACGTGCGGAAGTTGAAACGCGATAAGATGCGCTCTGTCGGCGTCACTTCACGCGTTCCCGTTCCCGAACCGGGTGATTGGGAGATCGATTGGGATACCATTGATGCGCAGGTTGAGCAGGATCGCTTTTACGATGCGCTTGCTCGCTTATCGCTGAAAGAGGCTATCCCTACCAAGCAGTCAGGTGTGTTACGCGCGTTGGAGCGTGTGGCCCCAATCGCACTTGGTGGAGTTGCAGTTGCTGCGTTTGTGCGCCTTTGTGAGCGCGTCGGCAACGCCCATCAGAAGGCAGGGGCAAGCGTGATCGACACTGCTGCTGAGGCGAGTGGGCTGTGTCGCACCTTACGTGAGACATTTGCTGGCATAGTACAGCAGATGAAGTCCGCTTACAAGGCCGCTGGCGCAGCTACTTGGTGGGTTCTTGGGGCTACGATGCTCGTGGCCTATTTGGTGCACGGCCGACTGGGTATTACTACCACTGTTTGCGCCCTACTCGTTGGGCTGCTCAAGGATTACCTTGGGGCAGCCTGGAACTCCGTGGCCGGAGTCTTTCGTCAAGGCCACGTCGAGTGCGAGTTGCGGCCGAGCAGTGCGCGTGATGCCCGCGTTGCCGAGCTTGAGGATTGGGAGTCTGGCATTACGTCCGGTCCTATTGCTCAAGCTGGCGCAGACATGTTGCCGCGCGCGCTGACAGGCATTTTTCTTTTCACAGCATTCAAGAGTGGGCGGCAGTGGCAGGACACGCTGATGCGGCGATTGTCACACTATGACAGGGCCTCGGATGGCATCGACAGCTTCTGCAAGTGGCTGCAAGATGCTATTCAGGATTGCGTGAATTGGGTCCTGAGCTTCTTTGGACCCAAGCGAGTCCAGTGGTTCAAGAACACCAAGTCAGCCTTTGTGGCGGCGCAACGGGAGGTTGAGGTCCTTGACGCTCTGATGCTGGCTCCAGATGGAGGAGTCGAACGCGCTGATGCGTGTGTGAGAGCTCTGCGTACTATTGCGGGCTTGCGTGAAGTGTATCGTGGCACTCCCATGGAACGTCCTGTTCAGGAGCTGCACGTTCGTGTTGTGAACCATATCAACACAGTGCAAGGCTCACTACAGGCGAGGAACAACTTTCGCCAAGAACCCGTCATGGCTGTGCTGAGGAGCAAGCCTGGCGTGGGCAAGACTGTCATGTCTGTAGCCTTTGTGGCTGCGTGCTTGATGGAGGGCAACGTTGTGGTGGACCCCGAGGATCTTGAAGATGTTACGCGACAGGTTTGGTCACGCAGCACCTCTGAGTACTGGAATGGTTACACTGGTCAGAAAGCCATTGTGATCGATGACATATTCCAGACTGTCCAAGATCATACAAACGTCGACAATGACTACATCAACATCATCCGCATGGTGGGGTCTTTTGCCTTGCCACTCAACATGGCTGACCTCACGTCTAAAGGGCGTGAGTACTTCCGTTCGCATCTCATCCTCGGTACCACCAACATTGACAACGTTGGTGGGTACTCGAAGTGCATTGTCGACGAGACGGCTCTTCTCAGGCGCATGAAGCATGTCTACGATATCACTGTGCGTCCTGAATATGCCCTACCCGATGGTAAGCTGGACTACGCTGCCTTCGAGCGCGAGGTCGCTGCCTGTGTGGGCAAGACTGGATTCGAGGCCTATCCCTGGCACATATGGGAGGCGCGTACGTGGGATCTCGCTACAAACGCGGGTGCTACGCGTGCCGGCCCAGAGTTTGTCAGTATGCAGAGCTTGATTGAGATGATCGGCCGCGACATTCGCGCGTGTGCGATGGGCCATGAGTTGGCCAAGGCAAGCGTGGAGAACCTCGTCAAGGGTTTCAAGACGGCACCACCGCCGCCTGTGGCTCAAGCAGGTGATTCCGCGCTCGGCGGCTCTGTGCCGCCTGACAACGACCTGGTTGGCTTTACGCCGTCCATACTCGAGCAGGGTAGGGCTCTTGCCCTTTCCAACTTGAAGGAAGATCGTGATGCACGGCTCGACCCCTGGCTGGACATGCAGAGGGATTCATGCCCTACTGCTCTTCCTCTGCCAGGCAGCAGCATAGCTTCCTTTGAGCCTGACGCACCACGCCGGCCTTGGCACGTCGCGTGGGGTGCTACCTTGCTCATGTTTGACAGGTACTGCAAGTTTGCAGGCCGCATTCGCGACGCTTTTGATTTCGGTGGGTTGGTGGGACTTGGTGTCCTCACTGGCCAGGTTGTACGATTGGCACTGCATGTCGTGACTTCCGCCTTGAAGGCTGTGTGGGGTGTTGTGTCGGGTGTCGGCAAGAAATTGTTTGGTGGGAACAAGAAGGAATCCAAGTGGGTCAACCAGTCGAACAGACCTGTTACTGGCAAGCCGCAGAGACTATCGTTCAACAACCTTAATGTCCAGTCTTTAGACAACAAGCTGGCCAACAAGGTTTATGGCGATAGTTATTGCCTTTACGTGGAGACTGACGATGGTATTGTGCGTGTGCATGTCGGGCAGGTGTTGGCCGTTGGTGGTCACGTTTTGCTCCAGCCTGCGCATTTTACCAATACTGTGCGTGGGGCAGCCAAACCCACTGACACAGTGGTGATGCGCAGTGCTGTCAACCACACGCACGTGATCAGGTTCACTGTGTCGCAATACCTTGGATTTCCGCGCGTTCGCCCAGGCACTGAAGATGTCGAGTTCTTTTCCGTTCCAAATACCGTGCGCAGCTTCAAGATGAAAGCACATCACTTCATAGGCGAGCGCGACTTGCCTTATGTTAGTGGTATGCGAGTACGCCTCGACGTTGCCGAGCCCGATGATGAAGCTGCTGTGAGACGCAGCCAACGCTATGTTCACTTGTCCGAGGTGGCAAGTAAGTCTGGCGTTATTTACGATGGTTACGTGCACAACCGTGGCTGGAAGTACCGTGGCGTGACCCAGCTCGGCAACTGCGGTGCGCCACTTATGCTCGTGCAGGACCGTTTTCACGGTGCTGTCGTGCTTGGCGTGCACGTTGCTGCGTGGGATGGAGCCGCCACGTGCTTCGCGCCGGTGGTTACGCGCGAGATGGTGGAGTCTGCGTTGGCAAAACTGAATGTTGGCACAGTTGGAGAGGTGGAGGACAAGTCTGCCGATGATCTCATCGTGCAGTCGGGGCGCTTTGGGTTCACGTTTGAGGACACTGACAATGTGCACCTCAGGCCAGGCCCTCCGCCAGAACCTCAGGACTACCGTGGCTCAGGCAGTTTCATGCCATTGTACTTACTCTCACGCGGCCCAGTTTTCGCGCCAACAAGCAAGTATTATAAAACTGAGTTGCATGGCCTATTCGGCCCCTGTCCTGTCCAGCCAGCCAAGCTCGCGCCTTTCGTCTACAACGACGAACTCATTTACCCCATGCTCAATGCCTATGAGCCGTACATGACTGAGCTGCGCCACGTTGACTATCCGTGGCTGCGCCAGGCGGTCCATGAGGCTATGTCACCATTCACGGTGGCGACGCGCAATCATCCACGTGTGCTGTTGAGTTTCGAGGAAGCTGTTGCAGGAGTTCCTGGCTTGGGCATGCGCTCTTTGCCACGTAATACTTCTGCCGGATTTCCTTGGACCCTCAAGTACAAGAAGGGCAAGAAGGAGATGTTTGGCTTTGAAGGCGACTATGTCTTTGACACGCCTGCTGCCAGAGAGGTGGCTGCCCGTGTGGATGAGGTGATAGACGCAGCCAAGAAGGGTCAGCGTCTAATGCACATATGCAGCGATTTCCCCAAGGACGAGCTTCGGTCACATGAAAAAGTTTTGGCTGGTAAGACAAGGATGATCAGTGGTACGAGTGTTGATTACTCTATTGCGTGTCGCATGTATTTCGGAGCCTTTGTGGCTGCCGTTAACAGCACACACAAAGAGTCAGGCCTCTGTCCTGGCATCTGCCCCTATTCTGATTGGCCTGATCTTTGGTCAGCCATGCAGTCTAAAGGTGTAGACGTCTTTGATGGAGACTTCAAAGGCTTTGACGCCTCGCAACAGCCAGGCGTTTTGCTCGAGTTCCTCCGTTACATCAACAAGTGGTATGGCGATGATGAAGAGGGTTCGCGCGTTCGCAACGTGCTGTTCCTTGATCTCGTCAACTCGCGGCACATGTGCGGACGTGGTAAAGACCAGCGTTGGCTGGTGCAGTGGACGAAGTGCATGCCCAGCGGCCACTTTCTCACATCGACCATCAACTCCATGTACTCAATGACTGTGTTGGTGAGTGCGTTCGGCGTACTCACCGGCCAGTGGGGCCAGTTTTGGAGGCATGTGTACGCCGCCACGTTGGGGGATGACAACGTTGTGAATGTTTCGCCTGAGGCTGTTGGGGTGTACAATCAAGTGACAGTCGCTGACTTTGTGCGCGACTATTTTTTCATGGAATACACGTCAGGGAGAAAAGGTCAGCCGCTGGTACCGAGCCTCAGTATCAGCGACATCACCTTCTTGTGCAGGAGCTTTGCGATTGAGGGTGGCAACGTTGTGTGCCCCCTAAAGTTGGAGAGCTTCCTCTACACATGCTATTATTGCAAAAATCGTATACTTGAGAAGGAAATCCTGCCGGACAACTTGGAGTTTGCTTTGGAAGAGCTCTCCATGCATGATCCGGCTACCTGGGACCATTATGCGCCCACTGTCTGTATGACCCTCATTGAGCGGTACATGCGGGCAACGCGCTACGTTCCTGAAAAGACCTGCTACCTGGAGGCAGTGCGTTCACGTACTGAAACTGGGTGGTGAAGGCACCTGCGTCCGATACGGGCGCCAGCATGTTCCACGGGGGTGGCACGTGTTGGTGTTGACAGCGGTAGGTGTGACAGTGTTGGCTTCGTGCTTTACTACTCAGAGCGCACTCACAAGCTCAGAGAGCCACCCCACATTTGGTCAGGTCCGGCGGCCTGCCCATCTTATTTACGCCTGCGAATGCTCTTGATAAAACTACAATTGACATAAATGGTGTGCGCGATACCATAGAAGTTTGCGATGACATTGGGGGCCTAAATGTCCCCACTACAACGGATGTTTCTGGAGTCACGGCCATCGTGGCTGAGGCCTGTTCTGCAGCTGTTGCTATGGGTAGGCATTATGTGGGTAGCTCTTTGCTGTTGAAAGATCCTGCTTTGCAGAATTTGACTCAGTATTTTGAGCGCCCTCGTCTTGTCAAGCGGTACACGTTGACTGGTGGCTCCAGGTCTGTGCTTGATGTGTTTGATGTGAATGCGAACTCATTGTTTAATAATACTACTGGTGTATTTGTTAGTGGTTTTCAGAGGCTTACTGGTGTGTATGGGTTGCGGTTCAAGTTGAAGGTCCGGCTGCAGGTGGCAGCCACACCATTTCACCAGGGCGTGATTGCTCTTGGTTTCCAATATTACGCAGCTTCAACGGGGCTAACACAGGTTTTCAATCGGTGTACTTTGCCCCAGTCCATTACCAATTTGCCGCACGTTAGACTTGATGTGTCTCAGTCTACTATGGTTGAACTTGAGGTGCCTTTTGTACATGTCAATGAATTTATGACTGTTGACGAAGGCTCCTTTCCTTATGGCTGTGTTGGTATCAGCACCATCCTTCCTTATGAGACCGTTGTTGGGCTTGGCGCACCCACTTTGGAGATGTATTTCAGCTTGCATGATATGGAGTTCTTTGGTGCTGAGCCTCTCGCTACTACGACTATCACACCGCAGTCGGGAGTTGAGGTGGAGAATGAGGTTGATGCAAGGCCTTTTAGTTCGGCCGCCGCGGCAGCATCGCGGTCAGTGCGTTTTTTGGCCAGGGGCATACCGTCAATTTCATCGATTGCTATGCCTGCTGCGTGGTTTCTTGACGCCACAGCTGGAGCCTTACGTGCATTTGGATACAGCCGGCCCAATGTCAAAGATCCAGTTGCTTACTTCATGCCATCATGCAACGTTCGCGAAATCAACACAGACATACCAACTCCTGCCATCATGCTCAGCCCTAAAGCAGACAACCACATTGAAACCGCACCTTTTGGTGGTCATGATGTTGATGACATGGCTCTGTCTTATGTGACTTCACAGTGGGGTCAGATATGTGTGGGAAACTTAACCACTAGTCTTGCGCACGGGGCAGCGTTATACGCTACGCAGGTTTCTCCCAGTTGTTTCTGGTTCAGGACCCCTGTCGGTGCGCCTTATGGAAATGCGCGTGCGCCTGTGGGTGCTGGGGCGACCAAGAATTGCTTTTTTCCTTCACACCTTTTCCACTTTGGTCAGATGTTCAGGATGTGGCGTGGGTCTGTCAGGTTCAGGTTCACATTCTCGAAGACTAAGATGCATGGTGGGCGTTTGCTGTGCAGCTTCAATCCTAGTGCTGCTTGGCTTAAAAACAGTGATGGTACTGTACCTACAGTGCCTGGTCCAGAGGTTGCTGGCGGTTTGACACAGCCTTTTGGCCACAGTATGATTTTTGACTTGCGTGATAATAACGTTTTTGAGTTTGAAGTTCCGTATGTGGCTGCAACGCCGTATCAACAGTTTTGGTCATCCATTGGTGGTTTGAGTATCGTGGTGGTTGACCCACTTGTTGCATCGGCGACTGTTTCTAACACTGTTGGGTTTCTTGTTGAGGTTTGTGGTGGTAGTGATTTTGAGTATGCTGTTCCTGCGTCTCCTGTGTATCCCTCTATGGGCAACTTTAGTAGTGGTGCTCTCGTTGTACAGTCTGGTTTACCCACGAGCGCTACAAGCTCATCAGTATCCCGTCTTACCATTGGTGAAAAGGTCATGTCGGTTAAACAGCTGATCATGTTGCCCAAGTGGACTGACACTACCAGTGTTCCCACATCGACTGTTGCTAGTCAGCAGATACCACCTTGGTATTACCACAGAAATCCACCCATTACTGCACCCTTTCCTGCTGGCACCACTTTTCCTGAGGCTTTTGGTATAGCGAGCAACATTGCTGTTTGCTACACTTGGGCTAAAGGTTCTACTGAGGTGCACGCGTATTGTAGCGCTAGTGGTGGACGTAATTTGATGGGTATTAGACATTCAGTGTTTGACAATGCGCAGCCATGGGTCAATGCTTCTGGTTTGGTTGGCTTTCGGTCACGTTGTTCCGATCCTTTTGTCTGGACTCAAGACCAACATCTTCATGTGCGCATGCCATCATACCAGAGCGTTGTTAGGATTCCTGCTGCGACTTTTAATAATTGTGACTACAGCATGACTTTTCCTTCCATTCCTTTGACGCCGATTGATAGTAGTATAGTCACCATTCTGCCTGAGTTCGCTTTCCGCAACATTAGTGGATCGGGAGCGTACTTGAAGCTGGGACGCGCTGCTGGTGATGATGCAGCGCTCTCAATGTACATAGGACCATGCCCGCTAGCTTTGCTTCAAGCTGGTGCTGTTACTGCGTTTCCAGATCCTGATCTCACAACATGATCTGGCATGATCTGCTTGTGGGGTTCGCTTGTGCTGTGTCCGCCGTGTCGTTGTATGTCATGATTACTGTTTGTTGTCAGTTTGTCATAGATAGGACACATTTGACAAGTTCATTGGCGTGGAGTGTGCCGTTGTATACACCACGCAACAGTGTTGACAATCCTCTACCAGTGGGGCATTTGCAGGTTAGAACCAATGACGAACCTGCGCTTCAGGGGCATTTGCCAGTTTAGTACCAATGACGAAACTGGAAAGTAAGGGTAGGCTACTTTGAAGCCTCCGCGAGAATAGGGTATCTCGCTTATCAACAGCCCCAAAATACCAAAAATATTTAGCCTGGCTTAAGCTGTGGCTCGAGTGTCACTTTGAGTGACCGGATTGGTTAAAACATGGCACACTGCCGATGCGACCCGAAGTATTGGTCGCCTATTGTTGGCCCTGTTTGCTCCCCAATCCCTCTTAGGAGTAGGGCCACGGCCCTGCCTTTGGGCTGTTCGAGCTTGTGTGGTCACCGCTTTAGGTGGCC